CCCATCCTGCTGCATCTTGGCCTGCTCAAGGGCCCCATCCTGCTGCATCTTGGCCTGCTCAAGCTGCATCTTGGCTTGCTCAAGCTGCGCTTGCGACTGCATCTTGGCCTGCTCAAGCTGCGCCTGCTGCTGTATTTTCTGCCCGTCGAGCTGCAATCTGGCCTGCTGCGTCTGGTTCTGCATCTGGGCCGCCTGCATGGCCGCCTGCGTCGGATCCATTGGTGGGGGCGGCGCGTTCTGCTGGATCATTTGCTGCGCCTGCTCAATGATCGGGGGCAGTGCCGCAAACACGTCGCCCGCCTTCTCACTAATGACAGTCGAGGCCTCGGCCAGCATGCGGTCGAACGCGCGCAGGTCTTCCTTGCTGTGCTCCTCGCGTCCCACCTCTTCAAGGTCGACATCGCTCACGCTCTCGGCCAGATCTATTGTGGACTGCATGTACCACAGCGCCACGTGCTCGCGCAGGTGGTTCAGGATGCCGGGCATGAACGTCTGCGCGAAGAGCGGACCGCCGCCGAGCATGGGGTTGACCATGAAGCTCAAGTGCGTCTTGAGGTGGGCAATGTGATCCTGCTCGGGGAAGGCCACAACCGGCTTGCCCAGAGCGGCGGCGACGTTCTCGTTCACCGCGTTCTGCTCGTCCGGCTCGATTGTCGGGTTCAGCAGGTCCTCGAAATTGGGTATCTTCAGCGTCTCTAGGATGCGCTCCTCGACCTTGCGCTGGTTGTATAGCTGCGGCAGTTGCTGCGCGCGCTGGGCCACGGCCTGCACTTGACCGTAGCGTTGCGCCTCGGAGAAGATGTTCGGGTCGGACACGGGCACGACGTCCATCGGCCCCTCGAAGTCCTTGCGGCTGGCCAGTTCCTCGCCCGTCTCTCTCTCAACCTTGTCGTCGTCGAGGTACATTGCGTTGAGGCGGTGAAGCACTCGCAGCAAGCGCCCCATCGAGTCGTGCAGGCGGCTGTGGATCGCGTTGAACACGACCATGCCCTGCTCAATGCGCGCCAGCGTAGTGCCGACGGGTGCGTTGGCGTTGCTGTCCGGCAAGTCTTCCATTGACGTGCGCACGACGCCCTTGCCCGCGTCCACGAGGAAGCCGAGCAACTGGAACAGCACGGGTGATGGCGGGTTGAACGGCAGCGGCATCGCGATCTTGCGGATGTCGTCTACGTTCAGGCCGCCCTCGATCTCCTCCACCTGCGTGGGCTGGATGTTGAGCGACTGCCCGCCGCGCGATCCGCCCTTGAGCTTCAGCATGGTGGGCGCGTTGTTGATGTGCGCGCTGTCCAGCAGGGCGCGCAGGGCGCCCGTCGTGGACGCGCTCAGGCCGCCAATCATCTGCGGCAGGCCGATCGGGTACGCCCCGCGCCACGGGATGAACGGGAACTCAACGATCCACGACATTTCCTCGCGGGTCTCGTCCTCCTCGTCCCAGTTGCGATACAGCGCGAGTACCTTGCCGCTGACCTTGTCGATCGTGAGGATGTAGGGAGATGGCTCGTCGTCGCCCTCGACGTCCGCAATGGCGTACACCTCGTAGACGGTGCGCAGTCCATCTTCGTTGTAGCTCGTGTCGCTGCGCCCCTCGATCTTGTTGTTCGCCTTCTCGGCGCTCGATGTATCGGGCTCCAAGCCCGGCGGCGTCAGGTCCACGTCGCGGTACATGCCAGACTTTACACGTTGCAGGTAATCAAGCTCGGTGACGTACTGCACGTGCGTCTTGCGCTGCGCGCTGTAGAAATTGGTTGCGGCATACGGCAAGTACATGTCGTCGATCATGACGGACAGGAAGTTCGGGCGGTTGCGCCGCTCGTCCCATCCAAGCTTCATGTACTGCGCGCCGCCGAGCGGTAGCTGCGTGAGCATCTGCTCCACCTCGGCGCGCGCCTCTTGCGCCTGCACGGTGAGCTGCCAGTTCATCAGGGCGGACTTGCGCTTGGCCTTGTCCACCTTCGTCTCGGTGCTGTCGCCGACGACCTTGTCCTTGACCGGGCCGTTCGCGGGCCAGAGCTCCTTGATGGCGCGGGACGCGAAGTCCACGCAGGCCTCGGTCATCATTGGGTGCACTGCGCGCGACGCGCCTTGGAACTGCGCTCCGCCCGGTGCGTCGTCGCCCAGACCGGTGCGCCGCAGGCCGTCCTCGTATTGCTCGTCGCGCTTCTTGCGCGCCTCCTTGTCCTTGCCGATCAGGTCGAGGAACTGGGTCGCGAGGCGGCTCAGGTCTTCCTCGGGCAGGGTCTCTGCAAGGTTGTCGTAGAACTCGCTCTCGCCGGCGGCCGGGCCGTCCTCCATCGTCACGATGGCGCCACCGTCCTCGGTGTCCTCGACGTCGCTGTCCTCGGTATCTAGCTCAACCATTTCGCCTTCAGGCATTTCATCTTCGTCCATAAGTCTCTATCCTTCAAACGGCGTAAGGGTTCTGGATGACCTTCGGCGGTGGCCGGTGATCGATGTCAAGCTTTTTCTCTTTTACCACGGAAACCAGCCGCTTGTCTATGCATAGTCTGACGCACTGCGTCATGGCGTCGACGTAGTCGTCGTGCTTCACGCTGCCCGGACCGGTGAAGGCGCACAACTGCGCCAGCATGGGCTCGACCCACGTGCGCGGCCGACCGGGATACTTGTCGCTCTCGGGCAGCCACATACGCTTGCGCGCGAAGATGTGACTAACCATGTGCAACCGCGCCAGCTTGTCGGCGCGGCCGGGGTTGTATGCGTATGCCTCGATGCCCTCGCGCTCCAGCATCTGGCGCAGGCTGATGCCCGACCCCTTGTCCTCGATGAGGCACAGGTCAGGCTTGCGGCCGGACGTGATGGGCTTGGATCCGCCGAACATGGGCTTGATCAGCGCCACGTCCTCGTCGTCGCCGTAGGCCACGTTAAGCTCGCGCTTCACGCGCTTGATCAGGGCGGGCATGCCCATCTGCTCTGACCAGCAGTCGAGCACGATGAGCTGGCTCAGGTTGTTCTTGTCGTGGAAGCTGCCGAGCACGACGCAGGCCGTGCTGTCCGCGTCGCCCTTCTTCTTGTCGTACGTCGCCTCGGTGAAGGCCGTGTCGAGCGACAGGATGATGTAGTCCAGAGCGGGCAGCGGCTTCTTGGCGGGCCACAGCTTGAAGTCGCTGCGCTTGACGATGCCCTGCTCTTCCGGGTTGATCAGCTCGCCGTAAAGCTCCTGCCGGCCAATCGTTGTGCCCTCGTACTGCTCGAGTTGCTTGAAGAAGCTCTCGGGCAGGTTATCCCTGTTGTCGAACGTCGAGCCGGTCACGATGATGCGCTTGTCCTGCGGCGCGCTCAGCTTGCGGATCAGGTCCTTCGGCTTGGGTGTCGTCGTCCACAGGACCTGCGGGTCAGCGCCGAGGCGCAGGCCCATCATGGCCATGTCCCACGTCTCCTCGTCGTACTGCCACGCGGCCAGCTCGTCGAACCAGCCGCGCGTGTGCTGCGGTCCGCGCAGACGCTCAGGCTTCTCGGCCGTGAAGCCGCGGATCGTGCTGACTGTACCTGCGATGTTTCGCATCTTGATGATCATGTCACTCTTGTTGTGCTCAACAAGTAACTCGGGCGGCATGACGGACAGGATACCGCTCTCGCCCTCGAAGCACGTGAACTTGACGTCCTGATACGTCGGCGCGATGACGCAGCTATCGAAGCCGCTCGGATCCTCGAAGACGGCCCGGCAGAGCCACTCGGCGCCCACGCGCGTCTTGCCGAAGCCGCGCCCGGCGAGGTAGCCGCACTCAGTCCAGCCCCCGCGCTTGACGACTTGATTGGGCCGGGCGGTGTTCATCCACCGCTGCTGCCAGTGGAGGTGCACGCGCTGCTCGATCGTCAGCGTTTCAAGCAGGGACGCGGCGCTGGTCATGTGTTGCGGTACAATTCGAGGGTCTCACGCAACTGTGCGTTCATCTCGCGGATGCGGTCGTACCGATCGGCCGAGTGGTCCAGCGCCCGGTTCAGCGCGTCAATCGTAGTGGACAGGCGCGCGTTGACGGCTTCAAGGTCGCGTGCACGTCGCCACGGTCTCAGGTTCACTTGGGTGCTTCGAGCGCGAGGTAGGATGCGAGGGAGAGGGTCAGGGCGACGTTGTCCGCGCCGCTCCCGATCTTGAGGCTCTCGCCCTCCTTGTTGCCGACCTCGAGGGTCTTCGTCTCGCCGTAGCGCTTGGGGTTCCACTTGGCGAGCAACTTGAGGCGGTACTCGGCGCGTAGCTTTGCGCGCTGGATCTGTTCGCTGTCCGCGGGCACCTCATCGATGATGCGCAGGATGTCGTCGGCGATGACGTCGGCACCCACATCTCGCGCGCGTTGGTACGCGATGGCCAAGGCTTCGTCTGCGCGTATCCAATCCGCCCAGCTCTGCGGGTGAAAATCTAGCTCACGACCCATCGCCGCCAGCGTCTCGCCACCGGCAATACGCGACAGCACTTCATTCACGAGTTTCGGGGTTTTCTTGGCCGGGTAAGGCATTCTGCTTGCTCCGCTATATTTGGCAGGACTACCAGTCACGAGTGTACTAGCACACCGCAATCAGCAATGCAACATTTGAAATGTGTCACATCTCGCCACACGCGCCACGTGTACAGCGCCTGATCGAAAAGGGCAGAATTGCAACACGCCACACCGCGGCACACGTAACACCTGACACCCTATATCGTAGATATAGTAGGTTGTTGAGGTGTGACATTACGGCTGTAACATCTCGGCACACGTAGCATGATGTTGCGTGTGCACCCACCGAGACGCAATGATTTCAGCTACTTAGCAACTTGGCAACATTTGCAAGTAACGTGCACATCTCGACCCGAATGTGAGATGTGCGAGATGTGCGAGATGTTACACACCCCCAAAATCAACATGCAATTAAATGCATTTAGCTGTTTACATGCTGTTTGTTACATGTCATAGAGGTGTCACCAACAGAGAAACGGAGATACGAAATGACCTCAATTACACCC